AGCCTAAAGGAATCGACAGTAGTAGCAACAGGGTCAGCGATAGGTGCGGGTGTTGGGACTGTGATCAGTTCGGGTGTGGGTGCGCCGATACTGGGAGCCATGACGGGTGCCTTTGTGACCGATGTAGCGACGGAGGTTTTGACAACAGGCCAAGAGACTCAGACTATTATCAAGGCGCCTGATAACTTTTTTACTTTGCTTCATAAGTTAGTAGAGATAGGTGGATGGGCGTTAGTATTAGTGTTTGTAATTCCAATGATTTGGGGATGGTTAATACCAAGTCCTACAAAATTAAACAGAGATAAATAAATGAAATGGCTGTTAGGATGTGCATTAAGTATTGCTGTACTAGCCTCTACTGTAGTGTATTCTGATTTTAAAACTACATTCCTAATAGAGAGAAACAAGTATAGCACATTAGACTGGTTATCAGATGAAAGTAGTAACCACTGGCGTGATATAGTTATAGAGAAGTTAAATGCTAATGGCGATACACACGCTGATGTGATGGCTAGAAGTTATGACTCTTCGTTTAAAGAGGTGAGTAGTGTTGATAGAGTTGCTTGGCGTGATCGTCTTAATAAGTTGCGTAATAAGAATCTGGCTCCTGTAATGTGGTTGATCTCTGATGACAGTCCTCAAGCCTATAGGCAGGGACTACAGAATCAGATAGACTATCAGAACCAAGTAGTAGATGCAGTAGATGATTTAGTTAGTCATTACGTTGTATGCCTTGAGTGCGATGAGTATTACTCAGCACAAGAGGTAAGCGTTCTTATACAGAACCTTAGAAAGAAAGGCGTTAACAAACCTATTGGAGTTCACCTTACACCGGGAGTCAAACCTGAATACTACAAAGACGCTGATGTTATATACCTCCAGACTGGATTTAATTTAAGTGAGCAAGAATTCAGAAACAGAATCGAAGAATCACTTAGGCTTGGTAAGCCAGTTGTCGTATCTGAGTACAACCTCAACGGAACGAGCGCATTGGCTAAAAAATATGGAGACATTGCTTGCTCGTACAAGGGAGTTGTGGGAACTGGAAACGGTAGAGGATCAGCAACCTGCGAAACAATGCAGTGGGATCAAGGACAAACAACCAAGTCAGAGTGGGATAGATGGGAAGACTTTGTAAAGAAAAACGATGATGAGTTGTATGTATTTGCATTAGCACTGGTTACCGTTAGTGCGGCTAACTTGTTTGATCTTCCTTTTATGGCTACGTTTAACTACGCTTCTGAAAACTACTATGAGTTAATGTTGCTTAGACCTGTTACTGAAACTATAGATGCAGGTGTTACAATTAGAGATGATGGTAAAGTCATGGCGTTTGGTAACTGGAGATTCAAGTAATGGATATAGTTCGTATTGAATGGAAAGATATTATTCAGACAAGCGGGTGGGAAAGTAAAGATGAAGTAGAATGTCCTACTATAAAATCTATTGGTTGGTTAGTAGAAGCAGACAGAGACACCGTAAAAATTTGTAACACATTAGCGCGTGAAGACTTCAGTGCTGATAAAGGTTTAAAAGAATACGGTATCACTGCCTTCCCTAAAGGTTGTATAGTTAAAATAGAATACTTATCTTACGAAGTCGTTAATGTAATTGATTAAAGTCATGCCTGTTTTATCTTGGAAAGCAACAGCCCAGTTATAACTTTGACCTGGCACCTTCTTTCCTTTTCTTTCCCAACAATGCTTGGCAAACATCCTTATCTTTCTAACCTCCCATTCTTTCTCTAACGCCACGGCATCTTCATCCGGGTAGCACACGTTAGTCCAAGTGGTAAACCTTTCTGCTTGCTTGATTTTGCCGTAGGCACTTTTTTCTTTTATTGATTTATTTTCTTTAGGCTTCTGCCATTTAGCCATTTCTAATGCTCCGTTGTGTGATAGCACGAATGCTGTTGTAGTATCCCTCACCATCTAAACCTTCAAGCATAATAAGTCCTCTCCACCATTGGTATTCAGTATCCTTGCACCAAGTTTCACGGTACTCTGGATGAGAATAACAACCCGCCGACAATCCAAATATCTTCTGACCGTCAGGTCGTGTCTGCTCTGAATGATTATATAGATGAGAATGCCCTTGCACAGCGGAGCAGTGTAACTTAGACACTAATGCGTGTCCTATATGCACTGAACTAATCGGCCTACCTCCCACACCAGATGTAAAGTAATGACTAAAGGTTATACCTTTGATCGTAACACTCTTTTTAAACGGTGTAACATTCCAGCCAAACTTCTCATACTGTAAGTCCTGTAAACCTATAGCACCATCTAGTTCAGGTGTAGAGTTAACTGCTCTGTCTATCCTGTCCTCATGATTACCTAGTGTCATATGAAACTTAGGCTTGTAACCTCGCGCCTTTCTAATAGGTGCAAACATCTTCTCTTGAGCGTCTATCACAGCGTCAACATCTTTCTTGTATCTCTTACCTTCAAATCCTTTAGTGCCCTTATCATACATAGATAGGCTTGGCATATCTGCCATGTCACCAATACAGACTACAATGTCTGGCCTAGTTCTTACAATAAACCTGCCTAAATCTGTAAACCTTTTGTTGTCGTAGTCAGGGTGAGCATGAGGATCACCTATTACCAGTAAGTTCACGTTGTTCTGCCTCCTTAATAATTGCTTCATCTCTTTCTTGTATTGTACTGAATGGGCCTTTAGAACTTAGATAAGTTTGCCTACTGTTTGCTAACATATAATAGTAAGCATCTCCTACCTTGTACCTCTCTACCCTAAAGTCAGTTCCTTCTACTTTACCTGTCCCTACTTTTCCCCAAACAATCTTCAAGTGTCTGGCCCTCTTGACTCTGGACTATAGTTATATATCTTAGCAGTAGGTAACTCTTCTGCGAATCCATCTTTAATCTTGTTCCATAACTGTTCTTCCCATATATTCCTAGAGTCTCTCTTCATCTCATCAATAACTTGCAGCGCAATCTCTGATTCTACAAGGTCATTGTTCCTTACTATGTTCATCACCCAAGCAAGAGCCTGAGTATGAGTTACTAGTAGACTTAATAAATCTTCTTGGTCATCATACAACATCGCTCTCCTTAATCCTGATTGAACTCCATTGCCTCAATTCCATACACTTAGTAAAAGTTTTAAAGTGATCCTTTGGTTCAAATACTTTCTGCTGAAATAGCCCGGTCTCTTTATCTAACCTTAGTATTATCCCCAAAGGCCACTGCTTTAACCCATCAATCCTCCTTATTGCTTGAGCGTATGCTGATATCTGTAAGTGGTATGGCTTGTATATTTTCTTGGACGTTTTGAAATCTATTACACAAACACGACCGTTAATCTTAGCCACTGCATCTACTGTACCTGCATACTTATGTTTATCACAGTACACCTTACGCTCTGCATCAATCCACTTTGGCTTGTACTCTTCTGTCCACTTAAGGAATGCTTTAACTGGTTTAAATATATGATGGCTCGGATCAGTACACGCATGACCAAAGTTTATGTAGTCTTCTATCCACTGGTGGGTATCATTACCTATCTCTAAAGCCTCATCAATCACACGATGATACTCTTCTCCTCCTACATTCAAAGCCCAGTCAGTCAGGTTCTTAGGAAAGCAAGCATCAATAATCCTAGTGACTGAAGGGACTTTAACATCATCTACCTTATATGAGTGAGCCTTATCATCATAGTCAAGGCTGTACTCCTTGCCATTCTTGTACGTTATAAACATATATAGCCCTCAGAGCGTGTGTAAGGGCGGTGACGAGGCGTTAAGCCTCGACCCTACCCAACCATACCAGTCTACCAAGGTATGTCATCTACATTACTTTTATGAACTTGAGATGCTTTAGTATGTGCGGCTTCACTTCTCATCTGAGCATCAGGCATAACCTTAAACTTTAGTTTGCGATACAACTTACCACCTTTGGAAACATTGTCATACATATTTATATAGTACATCTTGCCTTCAATCATGCCTTTACCAGACCACGGAGCCATCCAGTCTTCGGTTAACTTCTCTTTCTCTACCTCAAAACAAACACCATCCATATCTTTTTGTTCGTAATCGCTCATTATTTTCTCCTGTTAGCACTTACGGTTCGCCAAATGTCTACTTCTCTCTGCCAAGATTCTCTCTTTGCGTTTAGAATCTCGTATTCTACCATAGAATCACTAAGTTTATTTACAAAATCTTTATAATCTTGTGACGCATATGCCATTGCATCTCTCTCTGCTACTGTACCAGATGTATTTAAGAAAGCCTTTGCCTTTATAAGTTTGGTAATATGTGGAGCCATCTTAACATATGATGCTACCCTACCGTACTCATCATCACTATCAGACAAAGCATTGTGAGCCGCCTCTGCTTTTTCATCATCTGTAATCATTTGAATGTAAACCTCCGTTGTCTAAATGCTTCTTTCAATGTACTAAATATATACACCAGTTGCTCTGAATCTATGTCACCTTCGTGTACTTCTACATGACAAGTATAACATAAAGGCATAGTCAACCAGTCATCTACTTTCACAGCCATACCTCCTCCTCTAATGTGACTAGGTAACAACTTAGTCTTTAGATGATGGGCGACCACAGTACCATCTTCTGTACCACAGTTAGCACAAGGTAGTGTAGCCACCCAGTCAGTATACTTTTTTACTTTCCATCTAATATCTTTAGATAGTTGCATCTAAGTTATGCTACCTCTGTTGATTAGAATGTCACAGTAATGCTTGATTTTTTCCAGATCATTATCACCTCCCTTTAGTTTATACCGACAAATGTACTTGATAATATTTCCCTCAATAAACCCCATGTTATTTTCTAAAATAAAATCAATCGGTTGTATTGCTAGGTCATAATGTTTAGGTGTCATAGTTATTTTCCATCAGATACTACTTGCTCAATCAATTGATACACTATATCTTGAAGGTCTTTAACATTTTCTTCAAGTACATCAATACGCTTTTGCATCTCTAACTTATGTATACCTTCTCTTGGAGAATTGTATCCATCTAAGTTTGCTCCGCTCATATTCCGCACACTCCTGATAAGCATTGCTCTTCACTGTTATCTTCATACACTACACCTCGTTTACTATGCGCTTCTTCATAAGGTACTGATGTTATAGGTTGCCCACCTCTAGCCATGTCAGGATAGAATGTTAATCCTCTTAGTCCTGGCCCATACTTTTTAATTAGATTAGCAAAGCCAACAATCTTATCTTCATTGTTAAGTTCACTACCCCAAGCAGGAAGGTTTAACGTGGAACTAATAGCATGGTCTACATACTTCTGTAACTCATACTGAAACTTTAGTCTACGTTCTGGGTCAGCGGCAAGGTCAACAGCAGACTCAATTTTATTAGGATCAATGCCTGAATCTACTAACGCTTGTGCTGTACCGTCAACGACAAACTGATGTTTCCATTTGGTTCCGTCTGACAGATACCTTCGGCGGTATGCCACGGCGTAGATAGGCTCCACTCCAGAGGTAGTTCCTGCGAGGATACTGATGGTTCCTGTAGGCGCAATTGCTCTATATCCTTTAGGAGGTTGTAACAAAAATCTATCGCAATGTTCGTCTGCTGATTCTTTACTTTGTGTTTCATATACTTTCATCCACTTCTTAAGTTCGTCTACCATCTCATACTTGTATCCACGCTGCAGTAACCACTCGTGCATACCCATGAGACCTAAGCCTATACGACTGTTAGCCTGTCTTACTTTATAAACTTTTTCATAAGGTAAGTGCGCTCTCATCAATCCGCATACTAGAAATTTAGAGCCGAGCGAAACGACATCTTTAAATTCCTCAATGCTTTCGATATTAGCAAGGTTAACACTGCCCAGATTACATACATCCGAATCATCTTCACTTGTAATTTCTGTACAAGCGTTCCGTAAAGTTTCATTCTGTTTATCTCCAAAGTTAAATGAGAAGCCCGGCTCACCTGTCATCATTGCCTGTCTAACATTCTCCATAAACACATCGTTGATCGGGTCTTTCAACCAAGCATCATCATAGTTTAAGGACACGTTCATCATATCTAATGGAGCAGGAAAGTTAAAGTCAGCCTTCTTTAGTTCGGCAATATTAGTATCACCTACTTTAATATCATGCCAGTTCTTAGCGTGTAACAACTTCCATACATCTTCGTGTTGCCAATTCATACTACCATACAGAGCAGACCTACGGCTACCACCCTGCATTACATTCCTACCTACCTCATTCAGTGTATATAGCAAAGGGATAGGGCCAGATGCAACGCCTCCAGTTCTTTTCAACTGTCTGCCAGACGGTCTAGCCCTAGAAATATCCACACCAATACCACCACCAGTCATCAAGCAAGTCATTGCACGTTCAGTAACACCTGCCCATTCTTCCCTGCTATCTTCTTCAAGCCTCAATAGATAACAGTTGTTATAGAATCTTGCTTCTCTACCTGCATACCACAGGTATCTACCTCCCGGCATAAACTTAAACTCTGCTATATATTTAGTTAGTCTATCCCTATCTTTCTTTTCCATAAGGATATTCTTAGTACCATTCAAGTCACCACATACAGAGTTAACTACCGAGTGAGCCTTGTCATCCCATGTTTCATAGGGATTACTGGCATATTTTTGTTTGAAGATTGTCTCTCCTAATTCTGTTTTAAACGCCACTATTTTTCTTCTCCATTAATTCATCGAAACCCTCTGGGGTTGCCCAAGAAGCAGGTTTCTTATCACGATCAAAAGCATTTGGATGATACAAGTACCTGCCTATACCAAATAATACAGCCGCTCTCTTAAGCGCGTCACTGATACCACCCTTTGCACCTTCTATATTAGAGTCATCAGCACCATCACACTTGGTAATCCACTGGTCTTCTATGTACACAGACAACGAACATATCATACGATCACCAACCCAACTGTACTGAGTCTGCCAGTAACCAACACCGACAACCTCATCAAGCCTATCCATTACATCTCTAGCAGTAATGTATGCTAACTCATTACCTCCTCCTCCTTTTCTCCATCTAACTTTATTAATAGGGTAAGGTCTTTTAAAATCCATCTCTAGTTTATTCATCATCTGATTCCTGTTCTTCTTTAATCTCTTTAATGACTTCCCA